CGCCAGGCTCGTCACGAACGGATGATCCAATCGCACTTGGTCAAGGGCCACCAAACCGGCGGGAAATGTTTCGCCCGTCACGGAACCGGGAGCGATGGTCGCTTCTTCCGCGTTGAACGCCAACGCCAGATTCGGTGTCGACCAATAGTCCAACGTGTAGTTGAACGTTGCGGCGGTGGCCGTGGGCATGCGGCCGATCTGCAGCCGCTGGCCGCCGAACGACTCGTTCTTTTCAGCCGCCTCGGTGGTGAGCGCAAGCGTGGCTTCCGGGACGTTGCCCATCCAGCGCAGCCGGCCGATCGAGCCATCGTCCAGCAACGTCGCGATGCGCAGGTAGCCCTGAAGGGAGAAGAGACTTTGATTGGCGCTCATTGGGATTTCGGCTCCTTACCGACCTCGATGATCTTCTGATCGGCGAGCCACTTGCGTTCGGGCTCGGAGACCATGATCTTGGCGCCGGTGTCGTACGAGATACCGGCATGCTTGTGAGGCTTGGCGAGAGTGACCTCGACCAGCTTCGGTTGTTCGTCTTTCTTTTCGCTCACGGTGTTGCGCTCCCGATGTTGTGCTGCGTTGCAAATACTTCGGACCACAGCAGCGTTTCCACGCTGTAATCCAGCATCTCGCCGCCCATCCACGAACACGGGCGGGCGCCGCTCAGTCGATCGCCGGTCGGGCTGGTCGGCGTCCATCCGACCAACGCATCGCGGACCGCGCCGATGACCGTTCCCACACTGTCCAAGGCGGCCTCGCCGTGTTCGTCGGCATAGAGGCGCGTCGCGATCACGACGCCGAACAGGGAGCGCGCCACTTGGCGGCCGCCTGTCTGCCCACTCTGTTCCGGCGGCAGTTCCTTCAGCGGAATCACGAAGGCTTCATCCGGGGTGAAGTCTTGAATCCCGCGCACCAGGCCTGCATACGAGGCCGCGCCGCGCACATCGCGCAGTGCTGGTACACGCTCGCGCAATCGCGTCCGTATCCAGCGCATATCGAGCGGGCCGCTCGCCAGAATCACGGCCAGACCTTCCGGCCGAACACTTTGTGGCCGTTGTCGATCAGCACTTCGCTGGGCACGGTGCTCTGCGTTTGCGGATCATCGATGCCGAGGCTGAACTTCGCATCGCCGATTTCGCGAAGCATCCGCAGCGCGTCCTGATAGTCCCGCGCGATCGGGTCCGTCTTCTCGTCGCTGATCCGGCCCGTGTGCAGCTTGTAGCGCGTGATCGCGCGCGACAGACCGCTCAAGGTGGTGGCCGCATCGGGCGTCAAGCTCAGCGGCAATCGATACCGGCGACCCACGTATCCGTCGATCAGCCGGTCGGACTCATTGATCGCCGCGTCGATGCGCGAGAGCGCATCGTCCGCGTGCGCGATCGCGTCAGTCGAATAGGCGCTGCGATCCTCGCCACGCAACGTCAACGCCATCAACGTTGGATCGATCGCCGGGCGGTGCATATCGCCAGCGACGCGCGCCAGCTCCTTGGCACCCGGGATTTTCTCCAACTGCTGATGGGTGACGTACGGCATGGCTTACGCGTTGCCTTTGGCCTTATCGGCGGCGGCCTTATCGGCTGCGGCCTTGTCGGCTGCGGCCTTGTCGGCGGCGGCCTTATCGGCTGCGGCTTTCTCGGCGGCGGCCTTGTCCGCGGCATCCTTCGCGGCTTTCCCGGCGGCGCCTTTCGATCCGCTCGCCTTGTCGCCGGCACTCGGGTCTTCGCAATCGACCACGACGAGCATCGGTTCGCGTCTGATCGCTTCCAACTGCGCTTCGCTCAGCTCGCTGGTGTCGATCGTGACCGGCTCGCGACCGAAGGCGCGACCACCACGTCGGAAGCCTTCGGTCGCGGATTGCACCTTGATGAATTTAGAACTCATATGTTTGATACCTCGTTGTCTTGGGGACTGCCTTCTGTCGGAACCCGCTTCGTGTTTCTATGCTTCACAATTCCCAAGCTCGGCGAGTACCTTGTGTCGAGCTTCGGCACGTGACGCACCAAAGTTGAAATACACAGGGTCGCCTGGCTCCTTCAGCGCGCATGTGGCTCGAATCACACCTTTCTTACCCCACGCAATGAATCCACCATCCACGCTCGGTTTGGTCGCAACAGAAACACTGCCGTGCTGGGACACATGAACCGATCTAAAAATCTGACCAAGAGTCCGCACAGGCACACCTAAATTGGTTTAGAAACCGGCCCGCCGAAGCGGGCCGGCATGTGTGTCCTTACGGCGTTACAACTTCCTAACTGCTACGGCGCTCAGTCGCCGCTTGAGTGTGCGTTACAGCCAGGGGCAGACTTCGACGCGCACGGCATTCGCGAGCGGGTTCTCACCGCCGTTGGGAAGCGTCGCGGCGAGCAGCGCCTTGGCTTTGAATTCCAGCGTCGGCGGCACCAGCAAGACCTTGGCCTTGATGCCGAGCTTGCGGCCGTGATCGCCAACCTGACTGCCCATCGCAGCGATCGCCGCTTCCAGATTGGTCTGGTCCAGCGCTTGCTTGCTCGCATAGGCCAACTGCCAGAGACCGAATCCGACATTCCAGCGACCGTCGACGCCGTACACGTATTCGTTGCGTTCGAACACGTTGTCGTCGTCGAGCTTGGTCTTGG